AAGAGGTGATGTTCCGTTGTCTGTGATGTGAAACCTAATAGTCTCCATCCAATTAGCAGGAACTTGTGAATACTCATCACTAGCACTCTGTTGACCACTTGCTCTAGTCTCCATCTTCCAATGTCGAATATCTCTGTTAATCTGTGCTTCTGCTAATGCAATGAAGTTCTCAATAGCCGATGTTAGGTCGTCTCTGTTGAGAAAGTCTGCTATTGCTGATTTGAGTGTAGTAAACGTGTTTATAGCCATGATTTCATTATATCCCTATTTGATTGAGGTTGGAGGGTTATTGTTGTTTTACAATATGTTGAACATAATCTGCTTCGCTACCTGTCCAATTATCTTGTTTCATCCAACGCTTCATCTGCTTTTTAGTAGGTGTATTGCCTACATTTTGGTATCTATTTTTATAAGCAGACTTCATACCTTTAATTATTACTTTATCAGTGAAATGCTTTAAAGATTTCTTACTGCCTTCGTGCTTAGTAATTGCCTTAATCATCTTAAACATGTCCTTATCAGATAGTTTTGCAGTAGGCGATACACCAACATCATTAGCCACATCCTTAATGTAAGCCTTAGTGTTGTTCTCCTTGCCTTCAGGTGCGTATGTATTCAGTATCTTAGTAATTGTATTGAGACCACGCTTACGCTTATTGGTTAAATCTTTTGTCAACGCTCTAACACCGTTTTCAGGTGTGTCGAATTGAACAAAACTACCTTCTGCAACATCACCGCCCGACTCTGAGCCTGTCATGCCATCCCACTTTATTCCAAAGTCTTTAATATTGCCAGGGTTGTTGTTACGAACATTACGCACCACTTTAGGCTTCTTAATGCCATCAAGTAAACTATTCATAGGTTTCTCAGGCTCTGTGTATAGTGGTGGTTTAATTTCTTCATCTGCCAATGCAATGCCACCAACACCAATACCAACACCACCTGCTAACATCTTTTTGTTAATATCGATGTAATTGACGCTTTGCGTAGAATCAGGAATACGAGCCTCATCTGAACTTGTATTTATAAAATCCATCTCTACCTTTCCTGAAGACGAATTATTTACGTTAGCAATTCTTTTAGCAGCACCCGGCAACTTGTTGTCATACAGCTCTTTGTATAAATCCTCATAAGTATCACTCCACGCATTGACCTGTTGGCTTGAATCCGTCCATGCGACCCTATCAACACCTTTTTTCTTAGCCATCATAATTGCTTTCTCAAGACCTGCTTGAATCCAAGCGTCATCCTTTAAAGGAGCGTCAGGTTCTGCTCTAGCAAACGACTCTTTAAACTCTCTTGTTTCTTTACTTGCTTTTCTTATTTGTTCCGACAGCTCAGGATTAGCAATTTCTACTCTTTTCCTTGCCACTTGACTCATATAGGAGGACCTGTTGGTTATTAGATTTTCCATCCTATCTTTATCACGATTTAGATGTAGTTCAACGGCATTTAGGTCAAACTTAGAGTCTTTGTCTTTAATATATCCTTCATACTTACTAATTTGTTCTGACAATTCAGCTATTTCTTTTTCATTTCTATCAAACGCCTTCTTTATTTGAGAGTCATCAAAATCAGCAACCATCTCACCCCTATTTGGATGAATCTTGGTTGGAAACTCTAGCGTTCCTGTTTCATCGAAAACTTTTTTTATTTCATCCTGCTCTTTTGCTATAAGGTTTTGTTCTTTAAAGTAAAGCTCTCGTCCTTTTTTTGCAATCGGCTCAAACTCTTCTTGGTAGGCTGCGCTTGACTTATCGGCATATCCTACTCCCTTCTGTCTGCCTGATTGATGTAAGTCAGATTGTAGTTCTTCAATGAATAAAACCTTTCTTCCACTATTATCAGTCCTAACAGATGTTCTCATGTGTAGTGCAACATCCTCGATGTCACCAAGGTGAGGTCTGTAAGAGTATCCACCTTTGTTGCCAATCATATCTGATGTTATATAAGTCTCTTCATAGGTGTTAAAGTCTACGCCTGGTTGAGTGTGTGCAAAATGCTTAGTCTTGCCAACACCTGTATCACCAAACTTATCTTGTAGTTTTACAATGGCTTCACCGATTGAGTCTACAGGCTCATCGAAAATGTCATTATCTGCATTATCAAATCTGTCACTAGGTCTAGCAACATAACCTTCGTCCGTCTTGTAAACAAGAATATCTTGACCGTCTGCCACAGTAACTTTTTTGAACACTACAGGAGACTGTTTATATTGACCTTCATACATGTCTATTAAAGCAGAATCTAAGTCATAAGACGTGTTCATATCTAAGCCGTCATATCCAAATTCGTCAAGGGTGTCAAACAACCTACCCTGCCACTCTGCCTCTTTACCTACAGGATATTTCTCAGGGTCATGTTTACTTAGAGCAACACCAAGCTCTTCATAGTCGTCAAATCCACTAGCGTCACTGCTGAATGCCTCATACGCATCTTGCGTTTTTTTATCTATCTTATCATCCTTCCAATAGTTATCAGCAACTTCCCAACCGTCATCATTTTGCAGGTCGTTCCACATATCCTTTCCACCGCCACCAAGAACAACTTCTGACTGTCTAGGCTTATTATCATCAATAAAATCTAACAGATAATCTTTAGTTACCTTTTCGCCTTTTGATGCCTTTTCATCCAACATCTTAAAAAGACCCATATCATTCATTTCGTTATTAGTAACGCCTTGCTTACTAAGGTATCTCTTAATATCGTCAGGACTATTGATTACTTGATTTAGGTCTAATGCTGCTTGCTCTGCTCTTGAATAAAACCCTGCTTCATCAACCTCTGCTTTAGGTTTTGTATCAAACTGAGCTTGTTGTTGAGCTTGAGCTTGAGCCTTAACATCTGCCTTCTGTTGATTTAACACAATTCTTGTTTGCGAATCAACAGGCTCTTGCCTTAATAAACCACCGTCCTGAATAATATTCTTCTCTACAGGTGGTGTTAAACCCGGCATATTCTCCATGAACTTGGTCATTGCTTGTGGGTCGGTTAATGCGCTCTTGGTAGCTTTAGCTAATCCGTATAAAGCAGGGATAGACATACCAAGCGTTAATTCCTCGCCCATGTTCTTTAATCTAGCAACAAAGCGCTCTTCAGCAGAAGCATCGTCACCAACCTTAGAACCCATCATCTCAGTAACAGCATTCTTATATTCTGTAGTGTTGACTAAGTCAGAGATATTACCTTCAGTTACATCAAGCGTTCCACCTGGTACTGATACTGCAACAGCCTCTTTCAAGAATCTAGTGAACTTACTAGCACTATTGGCATTACCCATAACTTTAGCAAGTGCGCCATAACCACCAACTAACTGCGAACCAAACTTGGTTAAGTTGTATGCCGTACTGTCTTCAAATTCCTTTTGTTGGTCTTCAGAGTAACCCATATCCCATAACTTAGATGACTTCTCTGTATCAATTACATCATCAGAGCCTAATTTATTAGCGCCATAGTTAATAGCATCAACACCTAAGTCGATAGTTCCTTGTGGCAGGTCATGTAATAAACCTTGAGCAGCACCTCTAGTAAGATTCAAGAATAAGTCTTTAGCCTCTTGGTTTCTAGGATGGTTTTCATTCATCAGGATAGCAGGCGTTGTATCGCCCAACATAGGCATTACTTTATCAACAATATCTTCACCAACACCCATAACTTTAGCGATACCTTGCTTAATATTGAAGTCCATCTCAGCACCCTCATTCCAAAAGTCGGTAGCAGTTGGGTCAGGTTTGAATGCTTCAGGCTCAGGAATAACATTAGGTGTAGTTCCGTTGACTTTGTGCATTTCTGTCATTGGGTCATAGCCAAGTCTGCGGGTATTAGCTTCTTTAGCTGAACTATCCCATTGGAATCTGTCTGCTTTGTTTAGTGCTTGGTCAATGTCTTGCTCGTAAGCATTAGCATCAGGAATGATGTTACCGAATGAGTCTCTGTCTGCAAGTGATTCATCTATATTATCTAACTGAGAGCGATATTGATTCATGAAGTCGCCCATGCCAATCTTGTTCATAGCATCAGCAAACTGAGTTTCTGATAGTGCTTTACCTTCTGCCTTGAAGTTAGCCATCATTTCCATAGCTTGAGATGGGTCTACGTTAGGTGTTAAGTCTTGGAATGTGCCTGTATCTCTTTGTGCAATTCTCTCACCACCTTGGTAAGCGCCCATAACATTACGAGCATCAGTGTAATCTGTTTGTTCAGGTAGCCATGGTGCAATAGTTGCTTGTTGGTTCTGAGCCATTGACTCTTGACTGCCTGGCATGAATGATGATTGCGGTACAGGTTGCATCATTTGTGGTGAAGGCTGTACAACTTGTTGTCTTCCTAAGTCGATTGTTTCTGTTGGAGCATCTAATAATCCCGATGTAAACTCAGGTGTAGCAAACATAGGACCTGAGTTCTCTGATGTGTGTCCTGGGTGTAGAGGTGTGCCTACTTGTGCTTGGTAAGCATTACCTTGTTCATCAAATCGTGTCTCCCAATTATTTTGAGTTGGGTCATAAACCGTGCCACCACCTGTTAAATTAACACCCTCTTGACTTAGTAAAGCATCGAATAAACCCATAAAGCAGACCTGAATATGACAAATATAGGCGCTATCTTACCATATCACACAATGCCCTTTACGTTTCTTTTGATTGACTTACCCCATGACTCTGCCATAGGTCTGTAGCCGATTGCTAGGTATCTGAAAGCATCTGCTCCATGAGATGACCAATCATGTCTAGGTCGTGAGCGCCAAGTCTTACCGTTCTCATCATAATCACGAGAATAGTTGATTAAACAATCTACGCCTTTCTCACACTTAACCTCATCGAACCAACATTTGTCTAGTAGTGAACGCACTGCCTGAATACCATCATCAACCATAAGCATAGGAGCAATCTCTACGTTCCTAATACCTAGGCTATCTAATACCTCTAGCCTTGACTTACCTGAGCCTAATTCTCTCACTCTAACGTCATGTGGCAAAATGTGCTGTTCATAGACATAGCCTTTATCTTGTAATACTTTAGCATAGTGGTCTAGTCCAACACCTGATGCCTCGTAGTAATCAATGATATGAACCTCTGTGCCAATGTACTGAGCAAACCATATAGCAGTTGAATCACCTACACCTAAATCCCATGCTGTAATGACAGGCTTATCTCTACTGTATCTAACCTTACCGATTCTGCCTTCTTCTTCACATCTGCGCATCTCTGTCGTATAGTAAGAGCCTTCACTGAATATTAGGAATCCGCCTTCCCAAATATGTTTATACATATCAGGACGTTTCTTCTTATCTTCTAGTCTTTCTATCTCTAACACTTCAGGAAACCACTTGTTGTCTGACCAATTCATCTCTACTATCTTAGAGCCATCAGGAGGATTGGTTCTGAATCTTTCATGTGTTGCTGAATACTTACTCTCAGGATTCCATGTAACCCATACCTCTGAGCCTTCTTCACGAACAGTTGGGATAAGTTTAGACCATGCCATATCACTTACACCCTCAGCTTCATCTACCCACGCTAATAAGATACGAGCCTTAGATTTAATAGCATCAAGTGAACGTCTTAGTCCTACGAATGTATATGATATATGACCATCTTTAGACCTGATGTACTTCTCGCCCACTTCATAGTAATCGTTAAGAATAGGAACTGAGCGTATTGCTTGCTTAATCTCTTCTAGTGATGAGTCTTCTAATGAGTTCATAAACTCACGACCACATAGTATCTGACCTGACCTTCCATCTTGACCCCACAGATAACCTTTCACTGCTGTCATTAATGCAAAGGTTCTTGTCTTGGCAGAACCACGTCCACCCCATGAGCCTCTATATCTAGCTTCACCCTCAAAGACAGGTACTAACTTATCAGGGATAGAAACAGATAATACTTCTTCTTCTAATACTTCAACCTCTTCTTCAGTCTTTATCATCTGCGTCTTTATCATCTGCTCTAACACCTACTAATTGAATCTTAGTCGGTTGCTTCATACTTCCATCGCTTGACATTAGGTCTTGCTCTGTCTTTTCTTTATAGCCATGGTTGTACATCATGAACTTTCCGATGTTGGCGTTAATCTCGTTTTTCAAGCCTTTATTCACTAGAGTATGCTCTTGTGTTAGCTGTACTTTGCCTAACGTGGTCGAAAACTCAGGAAACTTCTTGCCCCAATCGAACATTGTTGTCTTAGGTGTGTCTATGTATAAACACAATCCTGCTATTGTAGGAACAGCCTCTTTTAAGCCTTCCCACTTAGTTAAATACTCATCTGCTTTAGCCTGAATCTCTTCATTGTATTTAGTTGGTCTCCCTATTGGAAGGAAGTTATCTGTTTTCTTAGCTGTCATCTCTTTATTCCCATTGATTCATAATACAAGTCTTCAGGTCTAGGTAAGATAATCCCGTACTCAGACATTAGTATGTCTATCTGCTCAAGGTAATCTTTAAACTCTTTGACCTTTAGTTTTGTTGTGCTTCGTAACTCTTTGATAACACTCAACTTTGTTGTAGTTTCAGTATAACCTAAGAACTTGTCTCTTAATATAACATGTGTTTCGTCTTTAGTATAACCCAACTCTCCACCTATTACGCTTATCCACTCCCAATACAATCTGTTCTGCTTTACTGAGCGTGATTCTTTATCATCCTTTATCTCTATGATAGCCTTGTCTGAATCAGGATACTCTTTAAAGTGAGCCTGTATCATTGATTCAAGTATGTGTTGCTTAGGCTTGGTTCTTTCAATAACTCGTTTCACATCAATCCCTTACTAACTAAAATCTCTTGTGTTCGTTTCATACCCATTAGGTGACTCAATAGTAGAAATTCTTGTGAATAATCAGT